ACGAGTGAATCCTTTGGTCTCCCTGCTACTGCTGACCTCATGTTTGCTCTTATCTCGACTGAGGAACTTGAGGGGATGAATCAGATTATGGTAAAACAATTAAAGAATAGATACCATGATCCCACAATGAATAAAAGGTTCTGTGTAGGTATTGACAGAGCGAAGATGAGATTGTATGATGTAGAGGAGTCTGCACAAGACGATGTTATTGATTCGGGACAAGACGATGAGAAACTTAGTCTTGCCAAACGTTTTAACGTTAAAAAATCTTTTAAAGAATTAAAGTATGATTGATTTTAAAAAGTATACTGAATTTGTAAACGCTGTTACTTCTGAAGAAAGTAAGTATGGTGGTCATTTTCAAGATCGTTTAAGAGATCTATACTCTAAAGACTTTAGTAGTCATAGAGCATTAACCGCAGCATTAGGATTATCTGCTGAAGCAGGTGAGTTTACTGAGATAGTTAAGAAAATTGTCTTTCAAGGTAAACCAGTTACTAAAGAAAATCTATTTCATATGAAACGTGAACTAGGTGATATCATGTGGTATTTTATTCAAGCATGTATTCTCTTAGATACTACACCAGAAGAAGTTATTGAAATGAATGTAGACAAACTTAAGTCTAGGTATCCTGGTGGAGAGTTTGATGTACATCATTCTGAGAATCGTCAGGAAGGTGATGTATGAGAGAAAAAATTACAGTTCAAGACTTCATAGATGTTGGTGAAGAGTTCTTTGACAAGTATTATTATGTTGCAAGAGAACTAGGTGAAGATCCTAAACCAGAAGAAATTTTAAAAGTGATGGATGCTTTGACTTCCATAGTCAGATATAATAGATCAAATGAAAGTAAATCTGTTGGATTTGCTACAGAAGAGAAACAAAAGACTAGACATTCTAACTTAGATGCGTTAGACTAAAGGAAGCAATACAGGAAGCGAATGAACCCCATTGACACAAACAGAATCGCTAATGCACTTGAAAGAATTGCACAGGCATTAGAGCACTTCAATATTGAACACGCTCACATAGATGAAATAGATCACAATCACGTTGAAGGAGACGTTAACACCCACGCTAAGACTTGGTAATGAACATATTCGTAACTTCCCCAGATCCTGTCAAATCTGCACAGGTTCTTCCCGACAAACACATTGTCAAGATGCCTCTAGAAACTTGTCAGATGCTTGCTATAGTAGCATCAGATAAGTGGGGTCATAATTTTGGTGTCCTACCTAAGGTAGATGGTTCACCATACAAAACAGAGAAGGGTGCATTCCGTAATCATCCTTGTACTATCTGGGCACAAACAAACTTCCGTTGGTTAATTGAACACGGACTTGCTTTATGTGCTGAGTACACGCATAGATATAACAAGACACACAGTTGCCAATACACTATTGAGTGTGCTGATATTATATTTGATGATTGTTTTCCTCCCACAGACTTTGCTTTTGCAGGTCCTGATCAATTTAAGTTCGATACAAGTATCGATATCTTTACTCGATATAAAAGATACATTGCATCTAAACCTTGGGTAAAGGATAATTATCTTAGAGATCCAACACGCAAACCAGAATGGGTATGACTACATTAAAAACAGAGAAATTATTAAAGATACTATTAACGGTGAAGCGTAAAGCAAAACCTAAGTATCCTCCTACAAGGAAATCCTATAACATACACACATACGGATAATGCCTAAGAAAAAACCAGAACAAAGAGAGTATGCTAAAGACAGAATGGAATATTTTAGAGAGTTCCATCGTGTGATCGCACCTGTTGTAGTTTTAAAAAAAGATGAATAAGTTTTTAATACTACCACTAATATTAGTTGGATGCACAGCACCAGTTACAGATCCACCTGCACATGCTTGTAGTCCTCGTTTAGATGGTAAACCAACTCATTGTGGAGAAGATTTTGTAACCTTACCTAGAGAAGAATTAAAAGGAGAAATAGACATACTTAATATTGATCATTGGATGTCCATAGAAAATATGATTATAAGAAATGCAAGAAGAGTAAAGATGGAAAAAGAAATGACTCAACCAACTGATGCTTTAGATGCTGCACTAGAAAATTATAATAAAAACCTAAATAATTAGGTGGAGACCTGTTTGAACTAATGGCAAGGAATACAGACTTAGCAGATGTAAATGAAATTTACACTGCTTTTGTATTGAATAAAAATAAATTCCCTGACTCTGCATCAGAGAGTCAATACAATAAAAAAATTGAACTTCTAACTGAACAAGAAGGCACGAATCAAATGGGTCGTGCTAGTGTTATGGCAAATGATTTTATAAAGTGGGGAAAGAAACATGGATATGAAGGTATTAAAAAAGTATATTGGACAGCAAGACCTGGTTTTTCTTTTAAGGCAGTTACAGGTGTAGATGTAAATCAAAAAAAGAATCCTACTGACGTTTTAGTTGAGTTTAGAAAGGGTGGTTTTCTTGGTTTATCTGCTAAGTCAACCTCTGGTAGATCAGACATTGGATTTAAAAATCCTGGTGTAGGTACTGTAGAAAAAGATTTAAGTATTGCATTATCTGATATTAATAATCAAGCAATAAAATTGGTTATTAAAGATTTTGATTTACCATCTTCTGCTAGTTCAAGAAAATCAGCAATCCGTAAAAACAAAGCGGTTCAAAAACTTACTGAAAAAATTGGTCAGGCAGTTTTAAATGAGTGTAGAGATCTTATGTTAAAGAAAGTAAATACACTTGCACAATCTAAAAGAAGGGATTATATTATAAAGAGTTGGATTGATGCAGATTCAGATTTGTTTCCTCCATATGTAAAGGTTACAGGTAGAGGAACTAAAACACCTTATACTGCTGACATAGAAGACCCTTTGAACAATCCAAAGTTAAAAGCAATTATGGAACAAAAGATTTCTTTTGAACCTGTTGGCAATGAATCTATCGGTGTCAAGGCAGGTACGAAAAAAATCCTTAAAATGAGATTCAAATATGAATCAGAAAAAGTAGCAAGTAGTTTAAAAATGTCTGGAGATCCTTGGTAGACACTTTATAAACTGGCACACTTATAGTCATGGATTCTACTTTAGAGTGTTATAATAATGGCATAGACACAGACGACATGCCCAACAAACACCTTGACCATCTTGAAGATTTGATACTCTATGGTCGTAGGGAAGCAACAAATGCTGTGAATGAGGTAATGAACAATCCCAAATTGTCTGTTAAATGGGATGGTGCACCTGCTATAGTATTTGGAACTGATCCTCGTAATGGTAAGTTCTTTGTTGGCACTAAATCTGTCTTCAACAAGATTAAAGTAAAAATTTGTTATGACCAAACTGACATTGACAACTATTACAAAGGGGTTTTGGCGGACATTCTACGTTTATGTTGGCATAATCTTCCTCGTATCGGTGGTATTGTCCAAGCTGATTTCATCGGTGTCGGTGGTGGGTGCGTTTATCGTCCTAACACTTTGGAGTATCGTTTCTCCGAAGCGACTACTGGCAACATTGTCCTTGCTGCACATACTGCTTACACAGAAATATCTCACGATGCTATTGGGTACGGTGGTATTAATATTTACGGTGAAGATACTGCTCAGTTCGTAGGTTCTAATGAAGCAGATGCACACATAGAAAAACTACCTGATTTTAATTGGATAAAATTCTTACTTAGAGTTGCACGTTGTAAGATTCCTAGTGCAAAAGTAAGACCAATGATATCTAAACATATCAATTCATTCATTCGTGCGGGTAGAGTTCCGCGTCCTCAAGAAATGTATGACTCGTTGGATGATAAATACAAGTGTGAGATCAATGTCACTACATTCAAAGTATGGCATATGCTCTATGAACTCAAAGAACGTTTACTAGAAAACATAAAAGTTACTGGCAGCGTTAAATGCTACATAGATGGTAAACCTACAGAACACGAGGGATTCGTTACTGTTGCGGAACACCCTATCAAAATTGTAGATCGATTGACTTTTAGTAAAGCAAATTTTAATCTAGATAAAAATTGGACGAATGAAAAAATTTAGTGCTTTCCTAGACGAAGCAGCAAGATCATTTGCTGCAAAAGCCGCTGAAAAATTAAATCTAACTCATGTAGGATACGGAAAGTATGCTGATGCTGCTGGCAAGGTCACGCATATGAGTAAGGATGGTAAATTAGTTAAATTATCTGCAAATGAACTCGGACAGCAACAACAATCAGGAGGAGAAGAAACTGCGAATGGCGAAGGTCAGGTCGATCAAGGTTCAATATCTATTACTTTTGGAAGATTCAATCCCCCTACTGTTGGGCATGAAAGTTTAATTAATAAGGTAGCAAGAGAAGCAAAGGCAAGTGGAGGAGAGTATAGAATATATCCAAGTAGAACTCAAGATCCTAAAAAGAATCCTTTAGATCCGAGTACAAAAATTAAATTTATGAAACAAGCGTATCCAGAACACGCTAATGCTATTCAGAGTAGTGAAGATATGAAAACTATCTTTGATGTATTAACTGCTATTGATAGCGAAGGATACAGTTCAGTTAATTTAGTTGTTGGTGGAGACAGAGTAAGTGAATTTAATTCATTAGCAACAAAGTATAATGGTAAATTATATAATTTTGAAGATATTAAAGTAACTTCAGCAGGTGATAGAGATCCTGATGCTGAAGGTTTAGAAGGAATGAGTGCATCTAAGTTGCGTAAGGCAGCAGTTGAAGATGATTTTTCAGCATTTGATAAAGGACTTCCTAAAGAATTGTCAAAAAAAGACAGAGAAGCCCTATATCTTACATTAAGACAATCAATGAATGTAACAGAGTCATTTGACGATTTCGCTGAAGCATCATATGATTTATATGAGGTTGCTCCTAAGTTAGATCCTCAAGGTCTAAGAGAAGCATACTTTGAAAAAGAACTTTTCGCAGTAGGTACTTTCGTTGAAAACAGCAACACAGGGATCGTTTCTAAAGTTGTTAGTCGTGGTAGCAATTACGTCATCAGTATTGATGAGCACGATAATATATTTCGCTCTTGGTTAAAAGATCTAACAGAGACTAAAAATTCAGTATATGGTTTTGAATTTACACCTGCAGGTGAGCAAGGAACAGATGAACTTGCCAACTATATGCGAAGAATGACACCAGGAGAGTTCATTAGAAAGATAAATAAAAAGAGCAAGGTTACTACAAAAAAATGAACAGAGAAGATCTACCCGATATGACTGACGCTTACAATGAAATTTGTAGGTTACAGGAGAAGAAAAAACTTGATCCAGTTGGTAAAGAAGACGGAGACGTTGACAACGATGGTGACAAGGATGAGTCTGATAAGTATCTCATGAAGCGTCGTTCTGCTATTAAAAAAGCAATGGCAAAAGAAGAGGTAGAAGATGTTGAAGAAGCAATGGTCGTTACTAATGCTGACAAGAAAGCTAACACACCTGCATACCAGAACTTCAAAAAAGGTATGAAGGGTAAGGATGGTAAACCTATGTACAAAGCTGCCGATCATATGAAGGAAAATGAAGAGATTCATCCTGATGACAATGTTCTATCACAAGAAGAATTAGAAAGAGTAGCAGAAATTTCTAGAGAGTATGATGCTGCTATGGAAGAAGGAAGTGCATATGGCATGACTAAAGGAACTGGAATACCATCAGGTCCTATGGCAGCATTTGCAAAAGCACCAAGAAAGCAGAAAGGTGCTATGGCATATGATGGTCCTAATAAGGCAGCAAGTGAAGCAAGAGATAGAGTTCTTGCCAAGACTAAGGCAAAACGCGAAGCAATGAAAAAGTAATGTTATCTTTCAAAGCACTTTCAGAAAAGAAAACTAAGGTGAAAATAAATCCTAAAATGGCTGATGTCATGGAGGGTGGTGCACCTATAACTATGCATCCCTATTCAAAGGGTGGCAAAGTTAAGAAATCTGTAAAAGAAAATCATGGTGAAGACTGTGATTGTATGAAGTGCGAATCGAAAAGAAGGAGAGATGATGTAAATGACGGACCTGATGTACAAACAGAAGCAAAGGTAGATAAAGGTCGTAGCGATTACGGTAAAGCATCTATCAGAAACTACAGGAGAATGGGTCCTGGTCATGGTGATCCTGGCATGTTTGATCCTGAGGGTAAGAGAGGAAAGACTATTGATAAACGTAGAGAAGAGCACAAAGCACGTCGTGGTGTGAAGGGTGCTAAAGTACCTGCATACAAGAGAGAATCATTTCAACGTTTTGTAGAGTGTTGGAAGACTCATAAGAAGGTTGGCATGAAGATGAAAGGTGGTAAACTTGTAAATGATTGTCGTCCTAAGAATGAAGAAGTTCAAGTAACTGAAGGATCAGAGAAGTCTTACTACTTAGACAAGGATGCAGAAAAACGAGCACAACAGAAGGCACGGTTTAAGGCACAAAATAAAGAAGAAAAGAAAGAAATGACCTTAGAAGACAAGGAAAGTATGGTGCTGTTGGTGGGTATTATGTAACCAAACATATGGAGAGAGAAGAAGTTGAATATGAGGTTATGACTAAGAAAAAGTATGCTGATACTCACAAAGATTTTAAAGGTGGCACTAAGAAAGAACCTAGAGTATCAGTATACGATCCAAAAAAGAAAGCAACTGTATCAAGACTTGTGAAGTTCAGTGAGATGGCATGTGGAGGTAAACCTACTCCTCCTAATCCAAAAGCAAAAAAGCAAAGGGTAGCAAATGTAGGTCTTACAAGTGAAGAACAATCATATATAAAGAACAACAATGAAAACATCTATGGTAGTCAGAAAGAAGTCTCAAACCAAAGCAATCAAAGCAGCAAAAACGAAACTTCAATCTTATCAGAAAAAGACACTGCACTTGACATAGTAAAGAAAAACATCATTGCCAAGTATGGCAAAGGTGCGATCATGAGAAAAGGTAGCAACCAATCTAAAAAGGTTAAGGGTGCAAAGTCTACTGTGGGAACTAATAAGTATAAGAAGATGGCAGACGACAAAAAGCAACTCAAGAAAGATGCCAAAGAGATGGGTTATGGTAGTGACACAAAGAGTTACATAGAGACCAGAGCACGATATGGTAGCAAGGAGAACATGAAATCAGGTCGTGGACTAGGAACATGATAGACGAGACTACAGAACTAAAGAATGAACTTATTGCCAAAGCTCAACAAAGGCATAATATGGCGAAAGGAAAAAAGTTTAAGGACGTAATGGCTAAGGGTAAAGAGTCAAAGGATAAACTCTATAAAACAACTAGAGAAAAAGGTGTACGGTTCTATGATAAGAAGGGATCTGGTTACATGAAGGACGGAAAGAAAAAGTACGACAGATAGCCTATATAATTTGTAATTACATATTAAGATCATGATTGGTAATTTTTTAATGCCACTGGCATACAAAGTAATCGACTCTGCTGTCAAAAAAATTCCTGACGATGCAGAACTCGGAGAAAAACTAATAGAAATTTGTCTATTAATTATTGGCAAGGCAGTAAAGCTCACTAAGACGACTGCTGACGATGCTTTATTTGAAAAAGTAAAAGAAGCACTTGCTACAAAAGAGTAACGCTCACAAGCGATTTTAAAGGGGTCTTAGAGACCCTTTTTCTTATAAATAATACTAGGAATTTTTTTGACAGC